AACTGTATTTGATACTGTGATGCTTGTGCCATTGGGAATAGAATTAATATAATATGTCGTATTAGCTAATATTCCACTCGTTGACATGCTTCCCACGAACTGTACAGGCTTATTCACCGAGAGGACAGCACTATTACCAACAGTGATGTAATTGGTTCCAGTTGTAGTATTGGATACCGATGTAAATGCATATGCTGTATAAGATGTAGAATTTACTGGTGAAGTAAGTGCTCCGTCACTATACAATGAAAATGTGTTTGGGCTTAGATTGCCGACATAATATTGCATACCATTTAACTGGGTCATGCCCTGTGCACCAGTAATAGTAATTGATGCGGCGTTGGTAAGATTATGATTTTGAACTGTAGTTACTACGGCAGGATTCGCTTTGGTTACATTTTCAATGTATGCAATTAATGTGTTTTTTGGAGTCCAAGAAAGATTTCCTAGTCCATCAGTCTGTAGTACATATCCCGTTGCTCCACCAGAAATAGCCACGTTTGAGACATTTCCAAGATTAATATTACCTCCAGCAACTCCGCCACCGTTAACCCAGTTCGTTCCATCATATACTAATATTTCTCCTGCAGCCAAGGTAGTAGGATTTATATTTAAATTACCATAACTACCACTGATTTGACTAAAGTAAATATTAGAGTAGGATGTCAGAATTTCCACATTTTCATTTGGTGAGGTCTTGCCAATAAACAAGCGTTTGGAATCATTTGCCCATCCGAATTCGGCATTGTCCAATTGCGGAAGGTCTACTAAGTTTCCTGATCTTTGTTGTATTTTTGAGATTTGTAAAATTGACATAAGTGTAATCTTTACCCATTGATATACACTTATTTATCTTTACATATTCAATCTCTCAAACGAATGCAGAGTAATATTTTTCTAGTCTTTTATACCAAAGTTGGGTATATTTGTCAAATTCGTTACCCTCAACTATAAACTCTAGGTATTCAGGTTTTGTCCACTTATTATCAACCATTTCTGGCTTAACCGACATAAAGATAACACCTTTGCGAATATTAGTCCCATACACTTCATTGTGGGCCAACGCATATGCTGCTGTCTGAACAAAGTAATCCTCAATCCATTCTCGCTTCTTGACTTTATTGGATTGCTTATGATCCATGATTGCTTCTGATCCATTATGGATTCCACATAAATCTGTAGTTCCGGCATAGACTCCCGGAAAGAATAGCGAGACTTCTGTTCCCCAATATTCATCGCAATTTACTAAACCATTTGTGATGATTTCCTGCGCCATCAGATGACTCTGTTGACTATATGGATTCGTGCCCGGTTCACCAAGTATATCTAACTTGATATAATCTTCGATCCATTTGTGCATTCTGGTGCCGCGACCGGCTGCTTCGGTCGTAATTTGTTGTGCTTTTGCGTGTCCTACACGATTTTTCCATTGACGCAGTGCTTGTTTGGATTCTTCTGATTTAGTTAAATCAAGAATAGTAGTAACACTTGGAACCTTTTGACCATCAGGGGTCAGATACCGGCGAGAACCGTCAACGTTTACTCGCTTCATTTCTTCATAGGGGAATTTATTAGTTATAGCCATGTATGTATTATACAAAAAAACGTCAGAAAAGTCAACAATAATATTTTAAATTTGCATTGCTGATTTTGCCATTTTGGCTACTGTTTTTTTCTTTTCATCTTCGGGTTCTTTTTCATCTTCGGGTTCAGACTCTGGCTCTGACTCGTATCCTTTAAATTCAATTTTATCACCTTCAATGCTAGTAATAAGTGACTTTAGGGGGTTGACTTTAATCATATTGTATAAATCAGATTTGTCAAGAATGATGTCATATATTTGAAAATAATCAAGCAAGTCTTCTACAGAATAGCTATCCGGATCAATTTTACCAGAGTCAACATCATCCTTTAACTGATTAGTTAAAGCAACAATTTTAGTTAGTTCGGCACTATCTTGGTCAAATTCAAAGAGATACACGGGTTATCTCTTAGGACGGCCTGCGCCACCAAATCTGTTTTCTGGCTTTTCTGCTGGTGCTTTAGGGGCCTTTGGCGCTACATCGGGAACAGGAGGAAGTTCTGAATCAAGGTCCATGTCCATATCCATGTCTGCACCAAGTGCATCTTCATCTCCAGCAAGATCAGCACCCATATCCATGTCTGCACCAAAATCTGTGCCACCTTGGCCAGTAATTACATTGAGCGCGCTCTTTAGACTGGCTTGCGTTTCCTGTAATGATGCGTTCAGAGATGCGAGAGATTCTGAGACTTGCGAATTAAATTGTGTGCCTTCATTTACTCCAATTTCAGATTCAATTGAGTCTGAAAGTGCTGGTAGTTCTTTAACCAGCATATCATTGACTTCTTCAACCATTTTCTGAATAGAATCAATCATATCTTGAGCAGCAAGAATAACCTGTGACTTTTCTACTTCTTCGTTTTCAAAGACAATGCGTGGTGTAGGCATTGAGTTTAAATATCTAATGTGTGAGGTTAATGCCTGTTCCATGAATACGAGTTTCATGTGAGTAGGGTTAGTTTGGTTTCTATGGAAATTATGTGAATTTCTAGATTCATTGATAAGTCCACGAACTTTTCTAAGCATTGTGGCAGTTTGAGACTTATCCAAGTTATCAGTATTGAAGTTGAATGAAAAACTTTCTCTCAATGCCTTTTTTGCTACATTCTTATTGTTTAACTCGTTAAGTTCCATGCCGTTTAACTCTTCCATGTTGTTATGTATTTATCTTAGATATTTATTTTATTGGTGTCGCGTATTCAAAAATCGTCTTTCTTGAATCACCTTAGACTTATTTATGTGAATACTCATTTCTTCTAACATTAAGTTTTTCTTTAATGTCGCTTCTTCCACTTTAATCATATAGGTCAGTTTAACTGATGGAGTTGGGGCCACTTTAAATAATCGTGTATGATTGGCAATGTCTATGTTGATACTTCCCAAACGCAAATCTAAAGAGACTACTCTCCGGGCATTATTAAAATTTCCAGAATTGTGAAGGGTGCACCACGACACTGCATTAATTAGAGTTGAAAACACGTGTTCTTCCGCATGCTTTGGGGTAAAGGTTTTAAAGCCGCCATCCAGTGACGGAATGATGGTATATTTACCGAATAACGAATATTTGCCCTGTTTATCACATGTAATCAAAATGTCTTTGATATCAGAATTCAATTCATTTTCAAAAAATTTATCTAGTTTTGTTAAATGTATCATACTACCTCAAAATAAATGTTTTTTAATTCATCGGATATGTCTAAAAATGCAGGCATTGTTTCGGTTTGTGTTTTGGATAGTATCATTGGTACTCCTTCACAGTCTCTGTATAATGAACCGAGAGGGATTATTCCATTTTCAAATACGCTACTGTGATGGACTTCAAATTCAAATCGCCAACAATAGCGTGGTTTGTTGTCGGTATACTCATACAAAAATCCAAACTTTGACAATAGACTATCATTTATTTCTAATTTTATTGGGATTTTGATTATTTCTGGCTGTGATCGTAATGAAATGACTTGAAGTATTGTGTCAAAGTTACACTGTGTGTTACGTTTTTGCACCCACCCTTCAACATCATCTTCATTTGGGCGCGATCTATTTAGGACGCCAGTATAAGTAACATCAAAAAGGGTGTGACAGGAAATACGATGTGACATGTAAGTATTTAGGTCAAAAAAAAGACCCGAGAATATCTTCTCGGGTCTCTTGTTTTGTTATTTAAAGATCAGAATTAAACGTCTGAACCTGAAACAAAAGTTGCACCAGTTGCAACAGTTGAACCTGCTGGCCATGAAGCGCCATTAGTAGTGCTCAAGAGTGAAGTCTGGAGAGTAGAAGCAGTCCATGCACCTGCTGGGTAAATGCCCCAAGCAACAGTGTTGTTGGTTGCGTTACCATACTGATAAAGCATGACAGTTGCAAGTTGTTCAATAGTCTGGAAACTTGCTGCTACCTGAGTAGTAGTCAATGAACCATTAGAAGTTGCAGTGAAGAAGTCCAGTTTTGGACCCTGTGGCTGAACAGCAACGTTAGGAGTTACTGCATTAAGACCTGCATTAGTGTATGCTGGTGAGTCCAAGTGAAATACTGGAAGAAAGTCACCATTAACTTTAGTAAACTGTGCCATAAAATTATTCCTTTAAATGTGTGAGCATGTGCCCATGATTTTATTTATCACTTTACACAAAAAAAGCGTCTTTAGGTCATCTTCCTTGAAGATTTTGTTTGGAGAACCCAAGACGATCAATAAATTTTACACCCTGAGACACAAATCCTTCTTGTGATTGTTTTCCATTGGCAAGGTAGCCGCGAACAGGACTAGTTTCTGCTGCTACATTCAGTTGATTGACAATATCCATCTTGAGATTATATAATGCTGCCCAAATCTTAAATGCGCCTATTACGCCTTGCTTATGGTTATTCAGGTGTTCTGCTATTTTGATTTTCATTTTGTCCGACATGGGTCTTGCTTCTACAAAATTCATGAAATCTCTTGCTAAATTAGTAAGGCTACCCGATACAATTTTCTTATTGACAAAAACAGTAAACAGTTGATTAAATGTTTTGCGAGCCTGTGGAGCATTAGTCATGAGTTCACGAACAGAATTTCCATGATCAGACAATGCCTGTTCTGCTGCTCTTTTCAATGTCGTATTAATTCTCAATTTTGGAACAATTGGCATTTTACTCGGAACAATCGCAACGTTAGATGCATTTTGCAAATTGCCGATTGATCCGTCCAATGATACTGCCTGATCCGTTGATACTGCATCAGCCGGAATAAATTGATGAACAGCAATCGCTGCGTCTTTGTCAGACAGTAATTTACCTACATCACTTTTTACATCAACCGCGTATTCAATGCCATTTGGATTTGCTTTGAATTTGTATACGTCAGCATGATTAACTAATGGATGACTAAACAATAAATCTCCCCAATAATATCCATTACCTGCGCGATCATCCTTTTCAAGACCGGGCCATATATTAGAAATTATATTATGCAAATCACTGCGATCTACGCCACGATTTAAATCATATTGCGCAAATTCTTGAGGACTGAATACTTGGCGACCAGTTCCATCTTTTTTGTTAAACATATGCTTGTCCATAATGGAAAATTTACCATCTGAACCGCGTCCAAATATAAGTGCAGGATATCCATCCCATTTAATGGTTATTGATTGAGGATTCTCAACAGTTGCAACAATAGAATCTATGGCCTGTCGTGCCCCCTGTTCATCACCAAGAAACACTAAGTCCTCAGGATGTTCAAGATGCCCCTTTCCTTCAACAATCACATTATTGATTGTTTCCATTTTGGTGATAATATCACGAATATCGGTCATTATGGTAGCGATCTTTTCAGCTTGTCGTATTCATATGGATTTTTGTTTTTTAGTGAAAGTAAATTAGCCTTAATTTGATCAGTTGTCAAGTCCTGAGTTGGAATATCCTGAGTTGGAATATTTGTTGGTTGTCCACGATTTACAGTAGGGGCTGATGCACTAGCGATTGCATAAGTTATGTTTGCTAATTGTGATAAAGCCTGTTTACCTCCATCAGAATTATAAGTAGCTTGTAGC